TACATACCCACCAAGTATAAAAGAAAAAGAATATCAAAATATATTGAATGGATTGTGGGCAACAATGGAAACAATACAACCACCAGCAGGGACAAATCCTATTGATATGTTAAAGAAAGAATTATTTAATTACGTTAATGGACCAAAGGCTGGAACATATGCTGCATTTAAAAGTGGTTCTGTTTTACATGAAGATCAACATTTTTATTTTATATACGATAAATTTTATGATGAATTAAAACGAGGTGATTGGAATCAAGAGCGAGCACGAACAGCTACAATGGTTAAGCAATATTTTAAAGGTGAATTTGATTGTCAAAAAAGATTTCCTAAGGGAGATAACGAAGAATCTTTTCCACCATTACGAGTTTTAAAACTTCCTAAGGAAGGTTTAGAAAAAGAAGAAGTACCAGAAGAAATAATAGAAATAGAAGATAAGGAGAATATAGTATGACGGAAAAAGTTCCAAGTGTATTTGTATCTTTACCTGCTTACGATACAATGCAAGTACCAACATGTTTATCGCTTGTAAAATTATTTAACAAATTTACGTTAGCAAAGATAAAAGCAGAAATAGGCACATTTAAATGTCCCTATGTAGGTTATGGAAGAAATGTACTAACAGCGTTATTTTTAGAATCAGGTTTTGATTATCAATTATTTATAGATGCTGATTTAGAATTTGAACCTGATGTAGTTGGGCGTATGATACTAGCAAAAAAAGATGCTATTTGTGTGCCTTACAGAAAAAAAACACAAGATCAAGTAGTAAAATTTTCTGTAGAATTTGATGATCCTTTAAATATTCAAATAGATAAAAAAGGAATTGTAGAGTTAAAAATGGGACCTGCAGGTTTAACTTTAATTCACAGAAGTGTTTATGAAAAATTAATTAAAGATAATCCTAATCTTAAAATAAAACAAAAAGAAATAATATCTGAAAAAGCCAACTCATATTTTTATAATTTTTGGGACACAACTCTTGATAAAGATGGAATGTGGTGGGGTGAAGATGTTAATTTTTGTAATTTAATTAAAAAATCTGGTTTTAAATTTTATGGTATTGTAGATGGGAAAACTACGCATCATGGATATTTTGGTTGGACTGGATCATTAGCAGATGGATTTAAAAAATTAAATGGAAAAGATCAATAAAATTTATGGTCCACCTGGGACAGGTAAAACTTTTAGATTAATTAGACGTGTAAAGGCATATCAACGCAAAGGTGTGCCACTACATAAAATAGGCTACTTCGCTTTTACTAAAAAAGCTGCACAAGAAGCTAGAGAAAGAATAGGTGTGTCCGAAAAAAAAGTTCCATACTTTCAAACTATACATGCATTTTGTTATCATCTGTTAGGATTAAAAGAAGAAGATATTATACAACCCTATCATTACGAAGATCTTGGTAAAAAATTAAATGTACGTGTTTCATTTACAGACAAGTATAATGAAGAAGAAACACATTTTTTAACATGTAATAATCCATACTTTCAAATGATACAAAGAGCTATTAATAAAGATATTAGTATACGACAAGAATTTGATCTTAACGAACATGATAAAAGAGAAATAGAATTTGATACGTTAAATCATATTAGTAGAAATTTATTATTATATAAGGCTAAAAATAATCTTTTAGATTTTAATGACATAATAATGGAAGTATTAAAGTCTGATAAAATACCAAAATTTAAAGCTATATTTATTGATGAAGCACAGGATCTATCTCCTTTGCAATGGAAACTTTACGATAAATTAAAAGAACACTGTGATCAAATTTATTTAGCTGGTGATGATGACCAAGCAATTTATGCATGGGCTGGGGCCGATGTTAATAGATTTATAAGAGAGCCCGCAAAAGAAAGAGTTTTAAGATACTCAAAACGTATATCAAAAGCTGTTCAAGAACAATCGACTATACCAGTGAGCCGTATATCAGGCATCAGGAAACATAANAATTATTTACCTAGAAAAGTGAGAGGNGAATCCAAATACATTTCAGATTTGCATCAAGTAGATTTATCTGTAGGTAAGTGGTTAATTCTTACAAGAACTAAAAGTAATTTATTAGATATTATGAAAGATTTAAAAAATAAAAATTTTTATTATCAAAGTAATAAAGGTAAAAGTTTTAAAGTAGGTATGTACGAAGCTGCAGCAGCTTATACAAAATGGAGTATGGACGAAATATTAAATGAAAAAGAAATAAATGCAGTTAAAGATTATATACCTACAGGTAGCTGGGATGTTAAAGTTCCTTGGTATGATAAGTTTGTAGCAGATCAAAAAGAAATTTTATATTTAAGAAACTTAATTGCATCAAAAGAAAATTTAAAAGAAAAAGCACGTATATGGTTATCAACAATTCATGCTATAAAAGGTGGTGAAGAGGACAATGTAATTTTATCTTTGCATCAAGGTAGTAAAGTTCAGCAAGGGGTACGATTAAGTGTTGACAAACAAGATGAGGAGCATAGAGTGTGGTATGTTGGCATTACGAGAGCAAGAAATAATCTATATAAATTAAAAGCTAAAAAGAAATTAAAGGAGTACGAACTATGACAGATAAAGATATATTTAAAGAATCATTTCCACAATACACTCAGGTAGGCGGGAATCACTACACTAAGTTTCCTATTCAGCCATACGAATTTATTTCTAAAAATGAATTATCTTTTTTTCAAGGTAATATTATTAAATATGTGTGTAGATACAAACGTAAGGGAGGCATACAAGACTTAGAAAAAATTATACATTATTGTCAATTAGAAATGTTAAAAATTAAAGATACAAAAAAATGATATTACCTCAAACAGAGTGGGTTCAACCTACAGAATATCCAGATCTAAGATCTTATGATGAAATAGCAATTGACTTAGAAACTAGAGATCCAGATTTAAAATCAAAAGGATCAGGTGCTGTTATAAATAATGGAGAAGTTGTGGGTATAGCTGTCGCTACTTATAATGATAAATGGTATTTTCCAATAGCTCATGGAGAAGGTCCAAACATGGATCGTAAACGTACTTTAGAATGGTTTAAAGATATTCTTGAATGCCCTGCTACAAAAATATTTCATAATGCTATGTATGACGTATCATGGATACGTAATTTAGGTTTAAAAATCAATGGTTTAGTAGTCGATACTATGATTGCATGTTCACTTTTAGATGAAAACAGATTTTCTTATACACTGAATACTTTGTCTTGGCATTTTTTAAATGAAGGTAAAAATGAAAGAGCACTTAATGAAGCTGCTAAATCAAGAGGACTAGATGCTAAAGCAGATATGTGGCGACTACCTGCACAAGAAGTAGGAGCGTACGCAGAAAAGGATGCCGAACTAACTTTTAAACTTTGGCAACATGTAAAAAAATTAATGATTGAAAATGATTTAGAAAATATTTTTAATCTAGAAACGGATCTTTTTCCTTGTCTCGTTGACATGCGTTTTTTAGGCGTGCGTGTAGATACTGAAAGAGCTTATAACTTGCGTACGGAATTGATTGCACAAGAGCAATCGTTATTGCGAGAAGTTCAAAAACAAACAGGAGAAGATATTCAAATATGGGCAGCAAGATCGATTGAAAAAGTTTTTCAAAAATTAAATTTATCTTACGAACGTACTGCAAAATCCAATGAGCCTTCATTCACTAAAAATTTCCTTTCTAATCATGCACATCCTACCATACAAAAGATAGCTGAAGCAAGAAAGATTAATAAAATAAATACAACGTTTATAGATACAATATTAAAATATGAACACAAAGGTAGAATACATGCTGAGATAAATCAAATTAGATCGGATGATGGCGGAACTATTACTGGACGTTTTTCATATTCAAATCCAAACTTACAACAAATCCCTGCACGAGATCCTGTGTTAGGTCCAATGATAAGATCATTATTTATACCTGAAGAAAATTGTAAATGGGGTTGTTTTGATTACTCACAACAAGAACCAAGACTTGTAGCACACTATGCATTACGTTATGGATTGCCATCTGTAAATACAATTGCTGATTCTTATGACACAGACCCTTCGACCGACTTTCACAAAATCGTAGCAGAAATGGCAGAAATACCACGTTCACAAGCAAAAGTGATCAATTTGGGTTTATTTTATGGTATGGGTAAAGCTAAATTACAAGCAGAGTTAGGTGTATCTAAATTTAAAGCTGAAGAATTATTTAATAAGTATCACACTAAAGTTCCTTTTGTAAAACAATTAATGAATGAAGTTATGAAAGCTGGAGCTAAAAAAGGTCAGATTAAAACTTTGTTAGGTAGACGTTGTCGTTTTCCAAAATATGAACCTATACTTAGAGGATCAGATTGGGGAAAATATATTCCACCAGAAGATGAAGAACGTATGCAAGATTTACAAAAAATGGGTCCATATTTAAAAGATGATGAAGGAGAAACTTTAAATGATAAAGATGGTAATCCTAAAAAAAATTATTGGCATAACAATCCTACACGTAGAGCATTTACGTACAAGGCATTAAATAAATTAATACAAGGATCCGCTGCTGACATGACTAAGAAAGCTATGCTAGAATTATACAAAGAAGGTATTACACCACATATTCAGGTGCATGATGAATTAGATATATCTGTTATTAATGATTTAGAAGCAGCTAAAATAAAAGATATAATGGAAAATGCAGTAGACTTAAAAATTCCTAATAAGGTTGATTATGAATCAGGGCCTAACTGGGGGTCTATTAAATAAAATGTTCTGTTTAGAATATAAAATAGATAATGAAATAGTTGATAAAATTTTAAAAATAATAAAAAAATATGATGGTCCAAGTGTTTCAAATGTTACTTGCACTCATAAAGGATTTCAAACTGAAAATATAATTAAATTATTTAATTTTGATTTACTTAAAAAAATAATCCCTGCTAATAAAATGTATGAAAATGTTTTTCATATACATTATATAAAATATGACAAAGGTGGCTATCAAGAAGAACATACTCATCCACCTGATGAATACAGTTTTATATTGTATTTAAATGACGCAGATGGGTATACATATTTAAAAGAACCAGTTAATAAAAAATTTATACCAGAGAAAGGAAAAATAATTGTTTTTGATGCTAAAATATTGCATTATGCCGTTCCATCCTACGAACAAAAACAAGTTTTAGTAGGGGCAGTGAAACAAACAAAATGATTTATTATGGCTTATTTAAATGTGAACATACCACCGACTTATGCACAAATAAAAAAGGAGTATCTTTATGATCTACAAAAACATCATGGCGAAGTTGAAGACTGTATTATCTTTGGCTTATCAGCTCTTACTGGAAGGGCTATACTTTTTCATGCTATTATGGAAAATGGCGCAATATTTTATCGCCTACCAATTAGCGCGTTTATTCAAAAGGGATTTGAGCCATCCCGAGTGCCCGCAAGACGACTTGATGAATTACAGCTCTGGAATTGTTTTTCTTATTATCCTTCTGTCCATCGTTGGGACATATTAGACGGACAAGCAGGGAAATACATAGGAAAAGACAAAAAATGGCATCCAGGAAAATACTTATTTACTGTTGACTTTGCACACCCTGAGTCTAATATACTTGACACTGATCATTCGGAGATCCCGCACGAACATAAGTGCGCTCACATAATTGCTTTAGATGATGGCAATTTTGCTGCACAACCTAACAACAGATGTATATGGGATATACCTTCTTTCACAGTGAAAGATACAATCCCTGACTGGAAAGTGCAAACGAATGAGTGGAATGTAGAAGATAGTAGAGCCTGGAGAACAGAGGATACTGATAAATTCTTTTACGAAATTGAGGAGAAGAAAAAATGAAGTGTGAAAACTGCGGAATGGGTTTTGTATTAACACCCATAAATAAAAATAGAATATGTCCTCATTGTGGACATGTTCATGGGGAAAATTATGTAGAGCATACTCACGACAATGGCGTAACTCATACGCATAAGGACGGAGATGTTCCGCATACACATGAGGAGAACAATATGATTAAAAAGATTTGGAAAGTAATCTGCTGGCCTTGGAAAAAGGTAGTAGATTGGTTATGGACAAAATAATTTATGGCCAATAAACCATTAAATATTTCGGAGTCGGCGGCTGTACAGATGCCGATGAAAACGGTCGCCTCTCTGATTTTACTCGTCGCAGCCGGCGTGTTCGCATACACGGAGCTGACGGCA